AGGAACTAACCGTAATTTGTATAAAAAGGCTCCAGGTGGAATTCCTAGAGTAATCTGCGACGCTAATGTTTTTCCACAAAACCGAGCTGTTTTAGAAACTAGAGCAAGACTATTAGGAATTACTGTAGAATATCAGAGAATAAACGAAGATTTCCTTGATAATTCGAGAGATTTACTATCAGGTCCTAGTATTCTCATTCTTCAAAGTCCAAATTTACTTGGGGAAGTCTATGATTATTCAAAATATATAGCAGAAAACAAACAACGATTCAAGGATTTAAGTGTTATTGTAGCAACTGACCCACTAAAAGCGACTGTTTTTGAACCTCCAGGTTCCTTTAATGCTGATATTGTAGTGGGAAGTATGCAGCGATTTGGATTGCCTATGTGGAATGGTGGACCACACGCTGGTATTTTCGCTTGTCAGGAGAAGTATATGAGAAACATGCCTGGAAGAATAGTTGGTATTTCACGAGATACATTTGGAGATGAATGTTATAGATTAGCACTTCAAAGCCGAGAACAACACATAAAAAAAGAGAAGGCGTTAAGTAATATCTGCACTTCACAGGCATTACTAGCAAATTATGCTACTTTATATGCTATGTATTATGGCCCCGAAACTCTTGTAGAAAATGCGAAAAATATTAGGAAATATGTTTTAACTTTAAAAGACTATATTGATAATGATGAAAATTACACATTATTTAACGATACACTAGAACACGATTACTTTGATACACTAACAATTAAATGTAAAAATAGAGATATATTTAATAATCTAATAAGTGAGGCAAATAAAAGACAAATATTCCTTAGAACTAATCCAGGGGATTTTCTAGTATCTGTGTCTTTTGATGATACTAAAAGCATCGGTAATGTATATTACTTAATTAATAGTTGTTTTAGAGATTCAGGAAAAGAAATGAAATATACTCATACTTATCGATATTATGAAGAAAAGTGTTTAAGTGATGAAATAAGGAAACCGAGATTAAGTAGCCTTTTGGAATTTCCTGCTTTTAAAGACTATAATTGTGAGCATTCGATGACGAGATACTTAACAGAATTAGCGAAGCGCGACTTGTCTTTAACTCATAGTATGATTCCACTTGGTTCTTGCACTATGAAGTTGAATTCTAGTTATCTTTTCACCGACCTTTTCTCAAACGAATGGGCAAATATTCACCCATTCCAGCAAGTAGAAGACTTAGCTGGATATACGGAATTAATTCATGACCTCGAAAAAAAATTGGGTAAAATAACTGGATTGCCTTACTTATCATTCCAGAGTAATTCTGGTGCTACAGGGGAATACTCGGCACTAAACTGTTTTAGGGAATATTTTAAAGACAAGGGGACATTAGATGAACGTAAGTATATGCTTATTCCAGATAGTGCACACGGAACCAACTTTGCTACAGCAAATATTTGTGGTTTTAAAATTATTAAATTAAGAAGCACATCTACTGGTGAACTAGATTTTGATTTCTTTAATGAAACAATAGAGAAACACAGAGATGAAATTGCTGGACTTATGATTACATACCCTTCTACATTTGGATTTTTTGAAAAGAATTTTAAGGCTGTAGTAGATGGAGTTAAAAACTCGGGAGGATTAATTTACTGTGATGGTGCTAATATGAATGCTCTTATGGGAAATGTGAATTTACAAGAATTAGGGATAGATGCTTGTCATTTAAATTTACATAAAACTTTTGGAATCCCTCACGGTGGAGGAGGTCCTGGTATGGGTCCAATTGCCGTTGTACAACGGCTTAGAAAATACCTTCCAGCACACCCATTATACAAACCTAAGGATTACTATAATTGCTTTATTCCAAAAGATAAGAGTTATGGAACTTGTGCTGCTGCTCCTAATAGTAGTGCTGTTTTGTTGTCAATTGTGTATTACTATATTAGCTTACTTGGAGGAGAGGGGATAAAGTTGGCTTCTAGATTAGCAATTGAAAACGCAAACTATATTTGTAAAAACTTGGAATACGATTATTCCATTCCATTTAAGAATGATGAAGGATACGTATCACACGAATTAATTTTAAAAACCGATAACTTGGAAAATGGAATTACAGAGAAAGACATAGCAAAAAGATTAATGGATTATGGATTTCATGCTCCAACTATGAGCTGGCCCGTTCCAAAGAGTTTAATGATTGAACCTACTGAAACTGAAAGTAAAGAAGAAATAGATAGATTTATTCTTGCTATGAAGACCATACGTGAAGAAATTAGAGAGACACCTGAATTACTTAAGAATGCGCCACATTCAACAAAATTATTATATGAAGAAACTTGGGAATTTCCATATTCAAAAAGACAAGCATTTTTCCCACTAGATTATTTAAAAGAAAACAAATTTAATATTCCTGTATCTAGAATTGATGACGTATATGGAGACCGTAATTTAATTTTGAAGTAATTCATTTAATATTCATTTAATTAGCCGCATATTCTAAATCCATGTCTAATGTAGTTTCTCTTATAGCATTCATTTTCATAGGAGTGACATTCAAATAAGTTAAATCGCCTCTACGTCTCCTAACAGGCCTATCACCGCTACTACTACTATTTTGATAATATATTATAGCATAAGCAGCTATACCTAGTGTGTAATAAATACCTGCGAGTATATATACTGGAAAAAACTGTATCATTTTATATTTTACTAAATAAACTACGAGTTTAATACTTAAATATAATATCCTAAATTTATAATAAATTTATAATGGATTTGGATTCTCTAATAATAAAGGTTTTCACCGAACCGGTGAAGCCTCCTAGTAGTATAATTGTTCATTTTGAAGCACAAGATATGACTATGCGTGATACATTCCAAGCCCTATTAACTTTCACAGTAAATGGAATGCGTATGTTATTCAGTCGCGATGGAAAAACAGTAAATATTGGCCAATTATCAGAACAGGATTTAGGTAAAATACAGAGTTATGTTAATTCAATTGGATACAAACTAGTAATTAGTAAATATACTCAACAAGAATTTAATGATAATATTTTCCCCTTTTTCACTCAGTTTAATAATATGCCTTATGACCCTGACGTAAAAACACTAGAAATATATCAGTATAACATAACTGATACAATAAATGCTATGGAATACATAATATCTTTCACTAAGTTATAAAATACTTTTATATCTTTCACTAAGTTATAAAATCTATAATAAAAAATAAAAGATTATTATATATTTCCTTCCAAATGCTTTATTGGATATTTGATTTGGACCACACGCTTTATACACTTGATAAAAATGCGGGATTTAGTTATTCTCTACTCAAAGAAAACTCACAATTAGATGCTCAATTGAAAGTTCTACCATTAAAAAAAATAATTTTCACAAATGGAACAAAAGGACACGCGGAAAGGGCATTAAAAAAAATAGGTATTTATCACCACTTCCACGGTAATATACATGCTCGGGATACATTAGATGCCTTGAAACCAGGAATGGAGAGTTTTGACCGTATTATTCAAAAGGTAGGTATAAAACCACGCGACAAAGTAGTGTTTTTTGAAGATACTGTTGAAAATTTAATTACAAGTAAGGGATACAACTGGATTACAGTTTTAATTAGCCCTCGTAAAAATTTATTACGGGATGTTGATTTCTATTTCCCTAATTGTAATGTAGCTCTAAACTTTTTCCTTATGGAGATTGTTAATGAAAGAAAGCGGCAAAATGCATTAAAGGCTAGAAACTAGTTAGTCCATATGAAAGTTATAGAAATATGCCAGAATTTCAAAAGTGGATTGTGAGAACATTTCGAGGGGACAATCTGGTCCTGTGAAAGCATCATCTAGAATGGCATCTCCGCCTGAACTAGGATACTCTAAAAGATGGTCTTTGTTTAGATGTTCCAAACTCTCTAGGGGCTCTTTAATATAGTATTTATCCTGCCACTTGTAATTTAGATATTCCCGGATTTCAACTAGAAATACAGCTATGCTAGCGTCAAGGTCTCGGCCTTCACGTTCAAACTTATCGTAATCCATCCGTGTAAGGAATGGCTTTCTCTTCGGGACTTCTGTTTGGGTTTCCATATTATTAGCGTTTAATTGTTGGTATCCAATCTATTAGAAAAAAATACTTTTCAATTTTGTTTCCTGCGTTTTCTAGTCTTCACTTAGTTTCCTAGATACTGTTGCGAAAAAGTTATTATAGCATTCATTTATTTTTACTATTTCTAATTCAGGAACCTTATTAATTAGCCTAATAAAGTCTTCTCTCCTAAAAAGATGATAATATCTTTCTACTATTGTATCTTCTCCACCATTAGAAGAATGGCGTGCCTGTAGGTTCCATGGTATAATATTGTCTCCATAGTCATAATGTTTGTGTTTACTCCATACAGATATAAGTGCCCTACCTCCTGGTCGCAAAACACGCGCTATTTCATTAATTGCCTTAACGCGGTCTTCTTGTGAATAAATGTGATGGATTACAGCAATAGATAAAACATAATCAAAACAGTTGTCTCTAAAAGCTAGCATTTTACCATTCATAGCCGATGTATCTAATACTTCCGTTCGTTCGCCACTTATTTCAAGGAATTTGCGACAGGTATCGGTGCCGATAAATATACAATCTCCACGATTACAATTCTTACCATTACCACACCCATTATCAAGAATTAAACTTCCTGGCTCCACCGTTTCTAAAAATTCCGATACATCAGGCCAAACTGAATGTCTTGTCGCTGAAAAGTGCTCGGCGATTTTATCGTAAGTTAGATGGACTAACTCGCGTTCTTGTTTGCTAGAAGAAATTGCCATATTTTTTATTAATTTTTATTCAATTGTTTAATAATTAATAATCAATTTTAATAAAAAAAATAAGAAACCCTAGTTTCAAACCCTAGTTTCAAACCCTAGTTTCAATCATACCAATTGTTTCACGGTTATTTGAAAACTGAACTTCGCGCACTAAAGGACATTCACGTTTGAGTTCATTATATATTTCGGTAGTCATATCTTCCAAAGATAAGAAACTTACTAGTTTATTACCCTGTAAGTATCTAAATTTACCTATTTTTTCAAATATATCCACCTTACTAATAATAACGTGTGTAGTTCCGCTGGCATTTATAGCCTTTATTAATTTATCCATATTCAACCAATTAACGCGGCGTTTTCTTCCTGTTGTAACTCCAAACTCGTTGCCCACTCTTCCAATCTCAACTAATTCAGGGTCTTCATCAAGTTCCGCTGGGAAATCGGTATCCACTCCAACACGTGTATCATAAATTTTGGCAGCTCCATAAATATGACGTATGTATTGTGGCGCAATTCCTAAACTACAAGCTGAAAATGGCAAGGTATTACTACTTGTAATATAAGGATAATTTCCGGTATTAATATCCAACCAGTATCCCTGGGCTCCTTCGCAGAGAATAGTTCCCCATAGTTTTTCATCCCAGATATGACCGCTAAATAACTCGGCACAATCACGAACACGCTTTCCAACACGCGCATATTTATCACGGTAGCAAGGAGCAATTCCACGTGCGGTTGTTCCAAGTTTTGCCTGGTATCTCTCGCGGTCTTCAGTAATGTGTTCGCTTGAAATAATGTGTGCTCTAGGTGATACCTTTACTAGGCTTGTGTCGAAACCCTCAGCACTTAAATAATCTAATTCACGGTAAAAATCCTCGATATTTACTACACAATCTGGACCTATAATACTTTCAACGCCATAAAAAATACCACTGGGAATAAGGTTTGTTTTATACCTCTTTCCGTTTTTAACAATAGTGTGTCCGGCGTTGTTTCCTCCAGCCCATCTACAAACGAAATCATATTTTCCTACTTTAGCTAAATAAGAAACAACTTTACCTTTTCCTTCATCCCCCCAGGCTAATCCACAACAAATATCTACGTTTTCTATTCTTCTATCGCAAATGTAAATTTCCTTTTCTGGCAATACTTCGCAGTCTTTGAATTCTATGGCATTAGGAGCACTACTTGAAAATTGTGCTGGTGTAATTATACTCCAGGGAATACTACAATTAATAAAACCCATTTCTTCATAAATATAGGCTACGAGAGCACTACACCAAAAAGTGTTTGTCTTTTTTTCATCGCCAATTTCTATATTAAATGCCGCCTTTAACCAATCAATAATATTAATATCATATGGTTTGTTATGGATTTCCATATGAATACGGTTAAGGCGTTTATAGAAGTCATCGTCTCTTTTACATTCTAATTTACGCCAGTAAACATTAGAATAATTATTTGCTAAGGCGCGGTCTAATGGAACTAATTGAACGCCAAATTTTACTTCACCATTTTCACTATCCGGAAAACCTTCATAGTTAGATTCAAGTAAGTAGAGACCACGTAATTTTTCGCCATATGTAAAGTCTGGGTCTCGAACAACGATACCTATATGATTATATTTACTGTTAGTCCAGTATTTTATCAAGAAATCAAAAAAATTGCTGAATATTTGAAGCGGTCCAGACCAGTTCGAAACATGAGAAAACAGTAATATATCGCCAGTATTTAAATTATCCAAAGACATTTTATTTTTGTTATATAATACTCTTATATTTTTTAAATAAAAGAAAAAACGAAGGCATTTTTATTACTAATCAAGTTAAATACTTTGACTTCAATAAACCATAATACCTAATACATTTTTCTCTATTTTCGGGAAAGTGTATAGGAATTAATGAAAATATCAAGCTTTTTGTAATTATCTTTAACCAATAAAATCTTTTTAGTGAATAATTCGTAATATACCACTCCTTAAAAACATTAATCATTTCAGTTGTATATTTATTACTCAAATTACTACATTCCAATAGTATAGCATCATAACCAACCAAACTTTGATATATTTTAGCCCAATCATAGTGTATATCTCCTAATATTGAAAGAGTATCATCTAATTTTCCTCTCATATCTATAAATTTAATCTTATCATACTTATTAATGAGTATATTTGTGAAAACTGAGTCTCCGTGAATAACACCGATGTCTCCCATATTATCTCTCTCATAATCGTCTAAAAATGAAATTAATTCATTAAAAATTCTATTACTTTCTGGGTATTCATCGTAAATTGAACGATTATTATTATATCGATGTCTTAGTTTATTAGAATAGTTAGCGTATATGTTAATTTCATTAATACTTTCATTAATACTTTCATTAATACTTTCAATAGAACATTTTTGTATTCTATTAATGCTTTCAAATATATGTCGTAATGTATTTTCTTTCAATAACTCACTAACAAACAATTGACTTACAGTAATACCTTCTATTTTTTCTATTTCAAAACTAGCAATATTTTTACTTTGATTAACATCATCGCAGAAGAATACTGGGAACAAATCTTTTATTTCACAGGGTATATTCTTATAATAAAATATCTCTCCCGATAGTGATGATACTGAGCCACTTTTTTTAATAACACTTACATTTTTTACTTCTATACTATGAAACTTTCTAGGTTCAATAAAGTCATTATAGTAGCCTATTTCTTTTTGAATATTACTGAAGGCATTTACAGCCAAGTCATCTATATAGAAATGCGCGTATGGTTTACCAAAATATAGTTCATCATATGGAATGTTGAATTTTTCAAGTGTATCAATTGTAAGTCTACCAACATCGGCATATATTTTACCTACATTACCATCGTGTGTTTTCATACGCCTTGCCGTGTAAATAATTATTGTGTTTCCAAATGTTTTTAGATATCTAAGTAAGTTTATGTTATTTTCTAATGGCAAAACACTAGTGTAATCACCTGCTATTTGTGGATAAGATACTAATGTATTATCTAAGTCAAAACATATTCGCAAAGGCTTTATTTTTTCATTACTATTAATACTACCTCGTCTTGGGAAATTATTATAAAACATTTTTAAGAGTAGAGGTGTTCCCAGGCATATATATTTTCCCTTTTCTACTTCACTATTTTTAAAGTTAATACCTTCTTTAATCATTTCACTTATAACAACACTAGTATAATATTCACCTTTTACACGCTTATCCGCCGTAATTATTTTTTGAATATAATCCAAAAGAACTTTTGCCGAATTAAATCCGTATGCTCCACAACAAGCCGACTGAGATATTTTATCCTTTTCTCGAATTTCTAGTATAGTTTCATTTTCACTATTTAATTTAACGTAAGAATAAATGGGACTATCACCTAAATCACTAAAAGTAAATATTTTGTTCTCACCATTCCATTCTTTTATTATATCGTAAGTGTAAAAATTATCACTATCTAGACATAAAACAGGAGAGTTAAGTAGTGTTTTGGATATTTGGCTGAGTGCTATACTTATTGATTCTGCTGCTCCTCTAGAATCTTGTTCCAAAACAATAAATTTAAAATTTATATCTGGGAAATTTTTTCTAAGTAGGCTTTCAAAATTATAAGGTTTATATTCTTTATTATATGGTATTATTACTGTATGAAAACTTTTAATGTTTAGATTTGAAATTAAGTGCCATATAATACTTCTACCAAAAACATTTACTAATGCCTTTGGTCTAGTATAGCCACACTCCCTAAATCTCCTTCCAAATCCACCTAATGGAATTACAATAATCATATTACATAATCTATCAAAATGTTTTTAAATATAAAGAAACATCCAATATAGAAATAAAGAAATATCAGTAATTATATGAAAGTTGCGTTAGTAATAACTGGTGAATTAAGATTTAGAAATCGCGAACATTTAATCGATTTTAAAAATAAGGTTGATGGATTTGATATTTACATTTCAACGTATAATAAATACAAGTTTCATGCTAGTAAATTAACTAAATTAGAAAATTGTTTATTTCATCGTGAAAAAGAAATTAAGGTTCCTATGAATAATATGCTGCAGTGGTTACACTTAAATTCTATAATATCGAGATATTCCCAAGAATTAGAGAAATACGACTGTATAGTAAAATTAAGAACAGATATAGATTTTATTAATCTTAATACTCTAATTCATCATAATGAATCAATAAATTCTATAGACCCTAACACTATTTACTCATGCACAGATATTCTTTTTTATGCGGATGCACGACATTTTTTAAAAACATTCGCAGGGTTTTGGGACAGTATATTAGACGATTACACAAATTCCTCAGGGCTTTATAAGGCAATAAATTATAGGAATATTTTGGATAGCGAAGATAATCTATTAGAGACGCAGGAGATGGGAGCTAGATTTAGCTGGCTTGTAGTTCCTAAATTTATATTTAGTGTAAATTTTAATGAGTTAAAAGAAAATATACGTAAAAATTTAAAATTTCTTGAAAGATTAAATAATAACGAAACTAGTTTTAATGATTTTAAGAATTACAGGTTTGATAAAATGGGTAATAGACTGTTTTCTTCAGAACAAATATTTTGCCTCCATAGTTTCAGTTATGGTAAAATGGAAAATTCAAAAATAGTAATAAAACT